ATGAGCACGACCACCGACACCGTCCGCCTTGCTCCGAACCAACTCCGTGAGCGTCTCGCGAAGATCCACGCGGACACGCTGGAGCGCAACAACAGAGCGATGCTCTCGTTCAACACGGGCGCCGAGTTCAAGCGGAGACTGGAGACCAAGCTCGACCGCATCGAGCGGCTCACGCTCTCAAGCGACGAGCAGATCGAGCAGTTCATGGACTACTGCATCGAAGCGCGGATCGACTGCGCCGCCTCACACGACGACGAGCTCGAGATGCTGGTCCATCACCACGCGATCGGCACACACCCGTGGATCGCACGGCAGGAGATCCTGTCATGAGCCCGGCGAAGCAGCGAGGAACATACGCGGATGACTGGGCGGAAATCGCCCGACGAGTGAAACTCGACGCACAACTGTGCTGCGTGCGATGCTCGTGCCCTGACGGGCTGCCGGCAGACGGTGAGTGTCTGACTGTTCACCACTTCGACGGCGACAAGTGCAACAACGAACGCTGGAATCTCATGGCGCTCTGCCAGCGTTGTCACCTCAGTGTTCAAGCACGCGTTGATCCAGAGATCGCTCTGCTACACGAACCGAACGACTGGGCGCGCCCATACATCGCAGGCTTCTACGAAGCCGGGCGTGGCGTGCCTGGACCAACTTACGAGCTCACGAAGTGGATCGCGGAGTACGAAGCGACTGGTCTGCGCTGGCCGTCATGGGCACCAAGACCAGAGGAGATCCTGTCATGAGCATGCTCAGAAGAAACGCGGACTTCCTGCGCGGGATGACCGACGGCGCGATCGACGCCCGCTCGCTCCGCTGCTCGCCCAGGGTACGCGACGACGAGGACAGCGACTACGCACGCGGCTACCGCAAGGGCTGGGACAAGGTGCGAAGTGGGCTCTGCAAGAGGAGAGCACGATGAACCAGGAGACATTGTTCGACACACGCAAGTCATCGGGCGATCCGCTCATGCAGGCCAAGCCCCGGTTCCACGGCGAGACATTCGACGCGAAGAAGGACGGCAAGCGGCTTGTGCGTCAGCTCGACATGGTGCGCGTCGTGCTCACCGGCGAGCGGTTCAAAACGCTCGAAGAAATCAGCCGCGAGATCAGAGACCGATTCGGCAAGCGTGCGAGCGAGGCGTCGATCAGCGCCCGCTGGCGTGATCTCAACGACACCGACCACTACCCCGAGCTCACCGGAGAGAAACGCCGACGCACCGGCGCCGACGGGCTCTGGGAATACCGACTCACCAAAGCGAAAGGCAACTCATGATCGCATCCCCCACCATCACCGACCCCGAATCCATCGCCGATCTCATCGCCGCGATCGAGCTCGACGAGCACGGTGTGCCCGAGATGATCGCCGTCAAACGCAACACCCTCGCGTGCCCAGCGCCCGGCGTGTACCCAGACGAGTACACGATGGACGAATACCACAAGATCGACGCGTTCAACGCGAGCACCGGCAAGAAGTTCATGAAGTCCGGTCTGCACGGTGAAGCGTATCTCAGCCAGGAGCAGGGACCGCCGAGCAACGCGATGCTGTTCGGTACCGCGTGCCACGCACGGCTGTTCGAGCCCGACGACTACGCCGAGCGTGCGATCACCGCCAAGGGAACGGGCGGCAAGGAGCTCGCCGACGGCTGCGCGTGGTCCACGCACAAGAAGGCGCAGGACAAGCACCCGGGCAAGATCATCCTGCACACAGGTTGGGCCGAGCGCATCGAACGGATCCACGACGCGATCATGAAGCACCCGGACGCAAGCGTGCTCGTCAGTGATCCAGCGGCGATGCGTGAGGTCACGCTGATCTGGCACATGCCCATGACGATCGCGGGCCGCACGATGATGATCCCGTGCAAAGCGCGTCTCGACCTGTTCAACCCCGGCGTGCAGTGCATCCCGGATCTCAAAGTAACCGGGGACATCGAGCCCCGCGAGTTCGAGCGCCAAGCGCACAACATGGGCTGGCTGATCAGCGGCGGACTCTACACAAGCGGATGCCTCGCGCTCGGTCTCATGAAGCCCGACGATCTGGGGCGCCCACCACCAGCGCCCTACCCGATCATCGCTGTTGAGCGTGACCCGATCGCGGAGGGATCAGACATCCACCTGGCGACGATCCACGCGGCGCCCGTGAGTCACCTGGAGCAGTGCTACAGCGACCTGATCGAGCTGGGCATGCGCCGCTATCTCAAGTACCGCTTGCTCGGCATCGCCGAGGAGCCGGCATGGATGCCCAACACCAACCCGACCGGGCTGCCCACATGGGCGCAGCGCGAGGAAGCACCCATCCACACATTCGGAGCACCATCATGAGCACAGAGCACAACACAAAGCCAATCAATCCCGAGCCCGAGGTCATCGATCCGAATGAGCAGAGCAAACAGCAGGAGAGCGAGTCGAATGATCACTCGCTGCTCAAATGGCTCGACACCAAGCAGGACAACATCGCCGGCTACTGTGCCGAGGGCATCGACTACAGCATGATCCGGCGCACATTCGCCACGGCAATGGCACGCAACCCGGATATCGCGAACTGCACGGGGCCGTCAATCATCCTCGCGATCACCAACGCAGCACGGCTCGGGCTCGACCCCACGGGCGAGCGCAACAGCGCGCACTTCCTCCCCTACAAAGACAACAAGCGCGGCGTGACCGAGCTCAAGCTCACGATCGGCTACGGTGGACTGATCTCCCTGATGACCCGCAACGGCGATGTGCTGGATATCACGCCGCAGGTCGTGTACCAGGGCGAGGAGTTCGAAGTGCTCGAGGGCACCGAGCAACGGATCACGCACAAGCCCGACATGGATATCCGCAACGCGGACAAGACCAACCCGCAGCACATCATCGCTGCGTACGCGGTCGCCACACTCAAGAGCGGGATCAAGAAGTTCGTCACGCTCAGCCGCAAGGAACTGGAGATCGCACGCAACGCGTCCAAGCAAAAGGACGGCCCCTGGAAGTGGAACTTCGCGGAAATGGCGAAGAAAACAACCGTGCGCAACATGAGCAAGTGGCTTGTGCTCGATCCGATCGCGAGCGAGGGCATCGCGATCAGCGACGACGGCGACGGCTACGAATTCTCGAACAGCACCGGACGCAACGCGCTGCCCCAGCACGCCGGCGAGCCGGAGGCCAACGCGCTCAGAAACCGCATCCAAGAAATGCGTGATGCGGGCGTGAAACGCGAGCCTGTCGCGGCAGAACCCGAACCAACGAACCCGCCGGCGGACGAGGAGTTCGCCCGAGATATGGCAGCGCGGATCGACTGACTCAGACAGAACCATCACACCAAGGAAGGACAAGAGCGTGAGCAAGATCCACCCCGCACATGTTGAGTTCGAGTACAAGCCGATCGCTGAATGGACCGGCGGCAGAGGTCCGGAGAAACACAACGATCCGTTCCGGATCTCGAACGGCCAGGTCCAGAGCGATCTCGCGTGCGAGCTGGCGATGATTGGCGTGAAGAAGGCGATGTTCCAGGTTGATGTTGCCGATCGCGACATCCGACTCGACGGAAAGCTGCGAGCGAATGCAAGCCCGCGGAGCGGTCGCGTGATCCTCACCTTCGAGCATCCAACACAAGGCCCGATCTCGATGCCCTGCTGGAAGTTCAGGAGACTGTGGGCAAACCTTCGCGCAATCTCGCTGACCCTGAATCATCTTCGAGGCGTGGACCGCTACGGAGTCACGCAGCGCGGCGAGCAATACAGCGGATGGAAGCAACTGCCGAGCACATCGATCGTGGTCGGCGAGTTCAGGACGCTCGATGCAGCCGCTCAGCACATCGCGCAGGTCGTGGGCGAGGATGACATAGAAGAAGCCGGACTGCTGATTCTGGAGGACATCCGTCTGTTCAAAGACTTGTTCCGGATCGCCGCGATGAACGCCCACCCCGACAGACAGGGCGGCTCCGAGGAAGTGATGCGCAAGCTCAACATCGCTCGCGACATGATCACACGACACTATGAAAGCGAGGCGGCATGAACCGCTGGAACAATACACCTGGAATCAACACCGACGATCCGGCTCCGCGACCATGGGAACCCTTGCGCAGAACTGATCAGGGCAAAAGCAACCGATTCAAAAACGGTTGGTGTATCCGGTATGAGAACAAGCATTATTCTGTAACAGTCCACCATGTGGGGAGCTGCAGCGCTTGTTCAGTCATGATTGTAAATGCTGACCAAAGCGCACGGCGCGACTGGAGAGAGTTTCAGCAGATCAAGAATGAAGTCGCGGGCGAGGCTTGGTACGGCTACGAAATCTTCCCACCGGACTCGGATGTTGTTGATCCATCCAATGCGTTCTTTCTCTGGTGCTTTAAGCACAACCAAATGCCCGGCTTCGTCGGGATGAATGGTCCTCGCTACCTGAGCCCGGATGAATCAATCGCGCCGCAGAGGGGGACAGCATGACCACCCCCATCCTCGCCCTCGACCCATCGCTCACAAGGACCGGCTGGGCATACTTCGACAACGACGAACTACTCCGCTGCGGCTGGCACACGCCGCGGGGTTCGCTCGCTGGGCGTAAGACCACGGCGTGCCAGCGCATCGACAGCCTGATCACGAAGATCGCGGACGAGCCGATCAGCGAGGCGAGCGAGATCGTCATCGAAGTCACCAGCGGGCACACCAGCAATCGTCACGGCGGTAAGGGCGCGGGCCTCGCGCTCTACGGCATGGCGGTCGGCGCGTTCTATCAGTGGGCGTGCACGCGCTACGGGCACAACCGCGTGCACGCGATCGAGGAGAACAGATGGATCCGCAAGCGATCCAAGGAAGAGCGCCAGCAGCACGCGCGTCTGCTGCATGGCAAGGTGTACACACCCCAGATCGAGTCGAAGGACCGCGGCGGCGATACAAGCGACGCGATCATGCTCGGTGATTGGTGGATCAACCATGGTCGGCTGTACAAGCGTGCGGGGATGACAGCATGAACATTGAAATCCTTTTCTTGATCTTTACGACATCACCTTACTTCCGATGGCGCGACGATGGATGCAACTGGATGACCGATCACTGGAACCGCTACACGAGATACGGGACACCTGATTCGGAAAAGTATCTCTCGATCCAGCACCATCAAGAGTGGTACGACTCACTCAGAACACCTGTAGACATCGAATCGCTCAAGGAGGACATCGAAACATGCCCCGACGGCTCAGTGCTCATTGTTCAGTTCAGCAATGACGAAGATCCTGCAGTGGTTCTCGACATGATCAATGAGTGTTACCCGGAGCTTTGCCCGGCAGATTGGCGGTCGCCATGATCGGCGCTATTGAATCCGGAAAAACGACACTCACCTACGCGAGCGTGTGCGACGGCATCGGCGCGGCGCACTGCGCATGGAATCCGCTGGGGATGCGCTGCGCGTGGACGAGCGAGATCGATCCGTTCCCCGCCGCGGTCGTTGATCACCACTGGGACCTGCCCAACCTGGGCGACATGACCGCGATCAACTGCAAGGAAGCAACAGATGAGCACGGAGCAATCGACCTTCTCGTGGGGGGCACCCCCTGTCAATCCTTCTCCGTCGCCGGACTCCGCAAGGGACTGGATGACCCGCGTGGTAACTTGGCGCTCGTCTATCTGGGACTTGTGGACCAGCTCCGGCCCCGGTGGGTGGTCTGGGAGAATGTCCCCGGTGTCCTGTCATCGAACGAGGGACGGGACTTTGGCGCCTTCCTCGGGGCGCTGGAGCAACTCGGGTATGGGTGGTCCTACCGAACGCTGGACGCTCAGTTTGTCCGAGTGGAATCACACCCTCACGCCGTCCCCCAACGACGGCGCCGTGTGTTCGTTGTCGGATGTGCTCGAGGATGGGGAGGAGCTGGAGCGGTATTGTTTGAGCGCGAAAGCATGCAGGGGCATCCTCCGCCGCGCCGCGAATCGGGGCAAAGAGCTGCCGGATGCCTTAACCCGGGCGCTCACCCTGGCGGCTTCAACGGACAGGACGCATACTCAGGACACATCGTTGCCCAGCCGTTCCCAGTCGCCAACTGCATGACACGCCGCATGCATAAGGGGATCGACTCGACCGTTGACGAGGGGCAGACGCCGGTGCTCGCCTTTGCGAACACTGCTGGAGCGACGAATCTAGGCATCAGTTACTGTGAAGCGCCTCCTATCACCAGAAGAAACGGTGATCCCGGAAACATCGTCATCGGTCAATCGGTCCGGCGGCTCACACCGCGCGAGTGCGAGCGCCTACAGGGATTCCCCGACGACTACACCGCGATCGAGTATCGGGGCAAGCCCGCCGCCGATGGCCCGCGATACAAGGCGCTGGGCAACAGCATGGCCGTGAATGTCATGAGCTGGATCGGGCAGCGCATCGCGATCGCGGACGAGATTTTGGAGGGATCAGTATGATCGGTCGCGAAACCTACATCCGTGTGGTCATCACCAAGATCCGCAACGGCTCGGCGTACTGCATTCCCGTGAACAAAGACCACGAGGCGTTCGACGGCGCGGGGTCCAACGCGCTGGCGCCGGGCATGCTCGTGGTTGAGCTCGACGCGGTCGTGCCGGCGCCCATCGAGATCCCTGTCCAGGAGTGCCCGCTGTACTACGCGGGCAAGCGAATCAACAAAGTGAAAGGAACGAGATGAAAACGAAGATGCCAACATCGCACTATCGGCGAGGATCCAAGCTGGACCCCGAGAGAGTCGCGCAGATCAAGCGCCGATTACAGCTGGGCGAATCATGTTCATCGCTCGCACACGCCTTCGAAGTCACGCCTGGGGCGATCAGCGCGATCAAGAACGGCAAAGCCTGGAATGAAATCGAGCCGGCTGAGGAAGGAGCGCTCAGCGATCCCGCCACTCCACTGTAATATCTGCCTCGCTCGGCCAGTCGTTCGGCTGCCCCCAGCGCACTAGGCGATCGTCGTGGAAATAGAACCAAAGGCGCTCAGTGATAAAACGATCGACCTCAATCTCATATCGACGCTGCTTGATTTCAAAGGCATCGACACGCTTACCGTTGACACTGTTCTGGCCCCCGAGCGTCGCCTCGGGCATCTTCGCTCGGAACTCCTCGATCGTCGTCACACCGGGCTCGAGCTCAAGCAGCGTGCTCTGGTGCTTCTCCACCAGCGGCGTGCCGCCGCAACCAACAATGAGGACCAAGACAAGTGCCGCGATGCAATATTTCATTGGATACTCCCGTGCGTTTGGAGGATACTAGAGACCCATGACTGTACGCGAACCAACACCCTGGGGCACCTACGCCGTGATTGGCGGAGCGATCGCCCTGGCGGTCTATCTCAACTCCAGGGGCGTCTCGCTCTACGGATGGATCGAGCAGATGCCGCGCGAAATCGTCCCTCCCTGGGTTGGAGCGCTCGCAGCACTCGCCGTGTCCTTCGTGATCATGGCAGCAGCGTTCATGCCCGACCTGCTGCTCGTCCGGTTCCGCTGGTACCGGAGGATGTTTCGGAGCCTCGGACCCGGAGACTGGATCAAGGGCATCGCGATGATCCTGCTCCTGGGATACGGCGCGCTCGGAGCGCTCTGGAGCATGATGAAGCTCGGCACCCTGCTATTCTGATCGACGCTCCTGATAGATCCGGTTGCGTTCACGCGAATACTCACGCTTGAACACATCGAGCACGCGCCGCGCATCGCTCGGTCCCGGGTTCTCGACATCCAGACCCATACTCAGTAGGCGCTCGCTCGCGCGCTCGCCCGCGTTCCTGACCATCGACTGGTACTCCTCGGCGGTCATATTGATGCGTTGTCCCTCGCGTGTGAAGTACCGCGCCGGCGGCTTCGGATGGATCTCTCCAGCAGAGTCCGCGCCTGTCACATCGAGCGCTCGGTCGATCTCGCCGGCCTGCACGCGCCGGTTGTAGTTCCACACGAGAAGGTCCATCGGGTGTAGATCAGCATCGGACACATTCACCGGCACACCGAGCCTCCACAAGAAGCCCGCGGCACCACCACCGAACGGATCATCCCGCTCGATCGGGCGACCCCAGATATCGTATCGGGGCACCGGCGCGAGCTTGCGAGTCGGCAGCGCCTCATAGGGTACCTGCGCAAGCTGCTTGCTCCAGAATCCGCCGTCCGCCGTCGGTCGGTTGTCCACGATCTCCGGGTTCGCGGCGCGGACCGTCTGCTTGAACAGGTTGGGCACCCACCCAGTAATCAGCGTTGATCGGACCTGCCGGGCGAGCAACTCGCCGCGTCGGTCAGGATCCTGCAGCGCTTCCATGAGCTGCCCGATCGAGCGCAGGAAGGTCTTGTCCTGCATGAGATTGATCAGCGTGTCACCCGAGCCGAGGAGTGACTCGATCGGATCGTCGCCCCGCTCAACGCGGTCGAGCATATCGATCGTCAGCGCGAGCCCCGTTGAGAGCGGCTCGATGCGAGCGTAGGAATACCACTTGCCCCCGATGCGGATGCTCATCGGCGGCGCCGTTCGGTACTGCTCAGGGAGATCGCGCCAGTTCGGCGAGCGGCTGCCCGTGATCCGGGGCATCCCGTCCTCGTCGTCTTTCAGCCCGAGCACCGCCGCGAGCATCCCGATCGTCATGACCGCGATCGCCGCATCCGCGGCCCTGCTCTGCGAGTTCTCGAACCGACCGAGCCCCACTTTGTCCGTGCTCTTGGAAGCGATCTGCGCGATCGATACAAGAGCCCCGATCGGACTCGACTCGATCCCGCGAACAAACAAGCGATCCGGCGTCCTCACGAAGGGGATGATCCACTTGAGCACCGGACCCATCGCGCCGTTGCGGAGATCCAACGCCGTCCGACCGATCACGCTCGGGTCGTCCTGGAACACAGACTTCTTCGCTTCTTCGAGCGACTGACGCCAGATATCCGTATCCAGCGACTCCCCAAAGAGCTCCTGACGCGGCGCGAGCAGCTCGGTGATCCGAGCGTCGCGTGCTTCGCCCGTGAGCCCCTCACGCACGGCCTGACGATGCGCGAGCGCATGGGCCTCCATCACGCCGGCGATCGTCTTGAAGAACTGATCCTCGGCCATGAGCAGCTTGAGCGGATACCCACCGAGCCCCATCGTGCGCAGCACCTTGCTCCGTGGACCCGCATCGGGCAGCTGCGTGCTCTCCCCCTTGATCTGATTGAGCGGCACGGGCTCGCCGAGGATCTGCTCGTCGAACACCTGGCGATTCGTCGCGAACCCCCGCACCATGTTCGTCCACCCGCCCGCGAGCGCCGGCCCGAGCGTGCGCCACATATGCACATAATCACCGACAGTGAAGTCCGGATCCCCACCCGTGCGCTTGTGCAGCGATCCGGCGACCGCCTCGATGCCTTTGAGACCCGCGAAGCGGTACCCGAGATTCACGGCGTTGCCGAAGATGTTTGCCGCATGCGTGAGCGGACCCGACAGGATCGAGTTCATCCACACCCAGTAGAGCGCATCGTGCAGGCTCGTCCGGCTCCGGCGTGCCGTGTCCACCACCGCAGACGCGAACACCGGATCCTGCATCGTCCGCTCGCTGATCAGCCGCGGATCGATGCCGGCTTTGGCAAGATCCTTGCGCACCTTCGTGATCCGATCGGCCTCGCGTTCGAACAGCTCGTCCTGCTGCAGCCGTGCTCTGCGTTTCTTGCGATCGGACACCCCGGGATCCATGATCGTGTCGCGGATCTTGGCAAGCTGCTCGCGCACGCGTGCATCGGGCTCGAGCAGCGCCCCCATGATCGCCTCGCGGTATCGCTCACGCGGTCCCTTGGTCTGGTCGCGTCGCTGACGGAACGCACGAGCCGCGAGCGTGCCCGACTGCCGATACGCGTCGGTCGTCATGAGCGCCTGCTTGTACGATTCGCGGTTGTCCTCTCGGAGTGCTGCCATCGCGCGTTCGTTGACGATGCGCTGCGCCGCGACGGTCTCCACATCATCGAGCAGCTCGCCGCGCTCGACCTTCTGCCGGATGCTGGATTCGACGGCATCGCTGCCCACGCGCAGCATCGCGTCGGCCTTCTGCTCGACCACATCATCGGACACACGCTCGGGGTCACCCGATGCGTTACGGAGCTGATCCACAGTGTTGACAAAGCCGCGTGCGTCATCGGTGCGCCCGGGGTTGGCGAGATCCGGTCGTGCGTCGGGGGTGATCCGCTGCTGACCAACGGGCGCAAACCCGAGATCGCCCTGGGCGTCATCGCCGCGGATCGCGTAGCGGATATCCGGGTTCTCCGGGTTGAACTCGCCGGAGTTGTTGATGGATTTGACCTGCGTTGGTTCTAGTGCCACGATTGTTTTTGTGGATCTACCCATCGACCCGACATCGTTCTCGATAATCACACCATCGTAACCCGCTTCGCGGATCAGCCCCGTGAGGCGAGCTCTAGCGCTTGTCGCGTGCAGATGAACCTGTGCTTTACCATCTCTTAGGATCTTCTCCTCGATATCAATCTGCTCATACCATGCCTCCGTTGTTTTGTCCTCTGCTGGCAATGATGCGAACGCTTTTTCTGACTGATCGTACTTTGCTGCTGTCTGCTGATCGGCGATCCTGGCGTTTCTGACATGCTCTCGATACTCAGCATCAAGACGCCGGTACGAATCAATCAACTCGTTGCGGTCCCGAACAATCAAAGGATTCTGGATTGACGCATACAAAGGCATCTGGGCAACATCTTTCGACATCGCCGCACCTAGACCGATATCCCGATCGTGTGGCTTGAGGAACACACCATCCGGCACCCCTTCATCGGATCTGCGAGCGAGGGGCTGATCAATACGGAAGCCTCCGCTCTCATAGATACTATTTTCGTTTTCCTTACTCGTCTGGTGATACACCACGAGCGGCTTGCCCTGCTCGTCCACCACCTTCGAGTCACCGAACCACTTGCGGAACTTATGCGAGTTGACGGGCGGCGAGACCGCAAACAGCATCCCGTCGTCAGGATCTACTTGCCCTGGTCCGCTGCTCTTTTCGTCCGTCGGCGTTCGCGCATCGCGCTGAGCTGTTCGATCTCCGACCGCTCGGTCTTGTTCACGATCTGCTTGTAGTCCGTCCCGCGCAGCGTCTTGGCTGGGGACACGGATCGCGTCTCCTTCTCCGCTGAGGAAGATTGGGAGCTGCCCGCGTTCGACGAGGTTGGAGTATTCGGAGTATGAGGCATATGCACCTTCTTTCCGGAGTTCATTATAGACCCTGCGCGGGTTCTCACCCACTGTGTTGACGACATAATCCGGATCAACGAATCGGTTTTCCTCGCGGAATCGTTGAATCACACGCTGCACGGTCTCCTCAACCGGCAGATCCAGTCTGATAACATGCACCGTGTAGCCGGATTCGACCAGGTCCGTGCCGATCATCTGGATCGATCCGAGCGTGCTACCGACACGCGGCAGAACGATGTTGTCGCCCGCGTCGATCGCTCGATCGAGCACACGGTTTGCGATCAACGCGCTCTCCTCGTGTACGGCCATGGCGCCGAGCCCGCCGGCGTACTCGGGGAGTTCTTTTTTCGCATCGTCCGAATCGATGAGCAGCGCACCGATCCGGTCACGCATCGGCTCGGCGATCGCCGACGACTTGCCAGCCCCGGGAGGACCGAGCACGATCACCGCCACACGGTCCTTGTTCTTCGCGCCGTCGCCGTACAGCTTGCGCTCGACGCGCCGGCGCTTGCGTCGCCGCGCGGGTGTGTCGATATCGATCGTCTCCTCGATCTCGTACGCCTGTTTGCGTGCCGCGATGATCTCGGGTGTGTCGAAGTCAGTGAGCGGCTCGCCACGCTCCACGCGTTCATCACGCACCGCAAACAGCATCCCCTGGTCCGGATCGTCGCCGATCCGCTTCTGCTCACGCTCGGCCTTCTCGCGGAGCTCACGATCGAGCTCGCTCTCGCCCTGCTCCTGATCCGCGAACAACGCGTTCTGTTTGCCTGTCACCGGATCGAATGTGGGCTGACCGAACACGCCCGTGTCGGGCCGATCGCGACGGATCGCGAACGGAATACCTCGCCGTTCATGCGTCGTCGGATTTGTGTACTTGACTGACCCGTCAGGCTGTCTAGCAGGAGCCCATCCGTTTTCCTCCAATCTTCGAAGTGCTATCGGAAGCCGCCGCCGCATCACAGGGTCGATTTTTGCGTCAGCCTTGATGGTGACCGATCGCACCGCGTCACGCAGCACAGTCTGGCTCCCCCTGATCGGGGCGAGTTCAAACTCTGTCCCGGCACCAACCGATTCTGTAAAGTCGAGCCCTGGCTTTGATACCCGGTATCCCTCAAGCTGAGCAGTATCAAACTCGAACAGAACCCCCCTGCTTGACCCTTGCCCGATTGCGAGTTCCGGGCTCGATGCTACATATAGGCCCTGCACATCCTGCATTGTGTTTTCATACGGAAGCAAAGCGAGTGCGTTGTCTGCGCGGGTCTCGTGAAACACACTCTGCCCCACATCTGAGAGACGAACAGCGAACGGGATATCCAGCGCCGCCTCCGGGACCTCCGCATCGGCCCGCTTCTTGAGCGAGCCCTTGGTGATCGGCATCGATTCGATCTGGATCGAGAAATCACGCTGACCGTCGCTCGCACGCTTGCCGCCGTTGTCCGCTGTGTACACCACAAACTCGTGCCCCTCGATCTCGAAGGTCGCGCCGTCCGGCAGATCGCCTGGTTCGTCAATGACCTCGATCGGGTCCAGGTCCCTGACCATCCGCCCGGAACGCAGACCCTCGACCACACGGAGCATCCCGATATCGGCGTAGTCGTCACCCACCTGATCGATGAACTTGTCGAGCCCGACATCCCCGGTCTCGTGCATCCGCTGGGCGACCTCCACCATCTTGTCCGCACCGATCGCGCCCATCGTGTCGGCGCCGGTCGCGCCGGGTGTGTTGCCCTTGAACATGGATTTGACCGCACGGTTCTTGCCGCTCAGCGCGTCGCGGATCTCGCTCGGGAGCGGCCCATCGAAGTTGAAATCGATCGGCTGCCCACCGAGCTCGCCCTCGAACTCACGCTCGGCGGAGTCGAGCGCACCGCTGCCTTCTGTCAGATCGAACCCGGCTTCCTCGGCGTGCCGACGCAGACGACGGCGGAGATCACGGTTCGAGAACTCGCCGTTCTTCTTGTTGCGCGGGAGCACCAGACGCGGGGCCTGCGCTTCTTCAGTATTCGTCACGCCCGGATCGGTTGTTTCCGCTGTGTCTTTCGTGCGAACCTGCTGCGATTCCTGAGCATTATCGTCACGCCCGGATCGCTCCACCCGCTGCGTCTGGGCAGTCGGTGCGTACCCCTTGAGCTGACCGACCGCCTCCATGATCAGACCAGCCGCGGACGCCGCCTCCTTGGTTCGACGAGCCTGCTCCAGCTTCGCGAGCCCCGTACTCAATCCAAGCCGGCGGAGCATCGCCGTGATTGCGTCGATGATCCGCTCCTTGAGCGCGGGTTTCTGCGCGAGCACACGCCCCAGCGTTCCCGGGTTGCTCTGCTCGGCCATGATGAAGTCGATCACGAGCTCCGCCGCAACACTCGGCCCCTCGAGCGACAGACGATCCCCGCTGATCTCCTCGCCCGTGACGCGCTGCCAGTTCTCGGCGTAGGTCTCCGCCGCGAGCTTCATGAGCTCCGGAGCGATCTCGGCGAGATCGTTCTGCAGCTGCATCCATGCACCCGGGTTCTGCTTCTCGATCTCGTGCACGGTCTCGTGCCACGCCAGCGCGTCGAGCTGACGCCCGGGTGTCGCGTCGGCATCGAGCAGGATCAGCCCGGGCTCGGGGTTTGCTCCGGGACGCTGGAGCTGCGAATCACCACGCACATACTGGACCGTGATGCCACGCTTGGCGGCGTCCTGCTGAATCAGTCGCTGTTGGTCGGTCTCGGCTTCGACAGCGGCGCCGGTTGTACCGTTGGCTTGGAGGAAGCGTTGGACGGATTGCTCCGCATCGACTCCTGTTCGTACTCCAAGTACTTCTCGATGCGTGCCCTGAGAAACGGGTTCCCCATGACGATTGTCTGCTGGTAGGGGTGCGCTGACCTGAACGCCTTCAGCGCCTTCTTCGTTTTCAGTCTGTCCACTGGTCTCTGCAGCATCACCCGATTCTACCCCAAGCCCCTCCGCGATACTCACGCTCGGATTCAGCGGCGCACCGCTGGCTTTCTTCCACTCCGTCAGCGACTTGTAGTTCGCTGGGTTCAGGACCTCACCCGCACCGCGCACACCACCGCCGAGCAGCATCGCGCTCAGAAACTCTTTCGCCGGCTCGTCCGATTCGGTGTACTTGGCTTTGAACTCGTCCCAGTCCTCGAGCGCCATCGACGCCAGCGCCTCGCCCACAACACCCTGCAGGACCTCCGTAGTTCCCTCACCAGCGCCCGCACGCGCCGTGTTCGCCGCCGCCTGCAACCATCGCGGATTCGTCGATGCCTTGTCCAGCGCCTTGCCCCAACGCGTGCCACTCATGATCGACCGCACACCCGCGTACTCGAGCAGCCCAGACGCGCCCGCGTAGAGCACCCCGGAGTTCGACGCGGTCTGGATCGCTTCGTTCTGCGTCGCGCCCTCCTCGATCATCCGCTTGTAGACATCCGCCGTGTGCGTGAGCCCCTCGCTCGCGCCGAAGTACGCGGCGCCCGCTGCCGCAGCGCCGACGGGACCGCCGACAGCTCCTCCCGCAACGCTCGCGCCGATACCACCCGCGAAGTGCGGAGCAGACTGCGCAGCGCCCTCGACGACCGAAGCCGCGAACCCACGGCTGGGCACATACCCGATCTCCGCTGCCGCCTGCTGGATCTGATCGGCGACGCGCGCAGCGGCCGCGATCACCTGCTTCTCATCGGGTTTGTGCGATTCACGGAACCCCGCGCCCTCAGGCGCATCGATCGGCTGCTTGTCCCCGGGCGGGAGAATCGACGCACGAACACCGCTGTGCAACTCGAGCCCGTTTGACGCGCTCATCGCTACACCCGGGCGATCGGTTCGTGTGAGCTGCCCAGGCACCAGATGCCGTCCGGCTGCCCCAGCAGAATCAAGCGCACGCTGTCCCTGCACACCCGCTCCGAGCACCGCGTCGCTGGCCATGCCGAGCGTGCCGACCGCCGCCGCCTGTGGGATCTTCTTGAGCGAAAACTCCTCGCGATGCGCCTGCAGCTTCTCCTGCAGACGAGCTCGACGCGTCCCTGACTCCGCCACAGCGAGACCACCGCTCCGGAGCTTCTCCGCGAGTCGCGCACGACGATCCGTTGACTGTTCCATGTGGAACTCCTCAGTTGATGTTGTCCAGGAACGACTCAGCAAGATCGAGCACCTGCTCCTCGCTCAGATCTTCCTCGAGCGCGATGCGCGACAGACGCCGCAGAGCGAAGTCCTCGCGCTGATCCTCGGGAACCTTCGGCAGATCACGCAGCAGCGACTCCGCGTTCTGCGATCCGATCAGTTTCTTCACCTTGCGGAACGACAAACGCGTCCGCTCGGGTTCGGCTTCCGGTTCGATCGACGCCGGCGCTCTCCCGCCCTGCAGCGCTCGCAGCTTCGCGTCCTTCTCGTCGGCGGAGAGCATCGAATCGCGGACGATCGAATCGATCCGCGCCTGCATGATCGGATCGGGCCTGCTCGTGCCGCCCTGCTTGAACTTCTCCACACGCTCCGCGGCCATGTTGATCGCTTTGGTCAGCTGCGTATCGCTCAGCCTGCCCATTTCCCACAGCGAGTACGCCGTCGCCAGCTCGCTCGCGTCGTCGTTGGGCAGCGCCCCCACATACCGCGCGACCATGCCCTGATAGAGCGGCGCCGCCTGCATCCGCTCCTCCGCATCCTGACGTGCCTGATGCGAAGTCTGCATCGCCCTCGTCAGCATGGCCTCGACCTGCTCGAAGTCCTCCTCCGTCGTCGCGTTCTGCATCATCGTCGCGATCGTCGCAGCGAACGGATCCGCCGGCGCCGCCTGCACACCCGCTCCGGGCTGCTCGATCCCCATGCCCTGACCCGGCGCCGCCTCGCCCTGCTGCATGGGCGCTTCGATGCCGAGCATCGCGAACACATCGCTGGCGAACCGCTCGGTTGACTGCGCTCGCTGCTGCACGCGCTGACGGTGCATCATGACATTCGCCGCCTGACGCACACCCTCGGCGCTCATGCCCTCGAGCTCTGCCGGATCCGCGCCGTGCTCGATCGCCAGCCCGCGATAGAACCCCGCGTCGGCGTCCTGCTGCGCGAGATCACGCTCGAAGATCGCGCCCCGTTGTTCGAGCTGCTGCTGCGCGCGTTGATCCGCGTTCTGCTGGAGCCCATACGAACGGTCGGCCTGCTGCTTGCGGAACTGCAGGAGCTCGTCGGCATACGCACGATCTGCTGCCTCGCTGTTGAGTCGGTCCTGACGCTGTTGATGCTGAAAGAACGCCTGCGCTGCTCCTGCAGCGGCGCGTCCGAGCTGGCTCGTCCCTTTTTCAATAATCGCTGGCATGACCTACCCCTAGCTAAAGAACCCACCCAAACTGCCGAAGAAGTTGCTGATCGATCCGGACTCGCCCATCGCTCCGCCGAGTGCTCCGAACAGATCACCGAAGCCCCCCTTCTCACCGCTCGGTGTGTGGTACTGCTTCTCGAGCGCCGACGCGAAGTTCTGCAAACGGCTCGTCTCCGCCGAGTTGCGCAGCAGGGGCAGATTCGCAAGGTCGCCCATGAGCGACGACTGGAAACCCGCACGCTGCGTCGCGAGCCCCGCGCGCTGCTGCCCGGCCTGCGCCGAGATGTTGCCCAGCGTCCGCTCGTAGTCGTTATTCACCCCACGCTGCGCGTTGGCCGCGATCGTCGAGTTCCTGAATCCGCTGCTCTGGAGCTGCTGCTGCAGGTTCGCAGAGTTCTGATCGCGTCGTGTGGTCGCTGCGCGCTGAGCCGAACGCTCCGCACCCCCCACCGACGCGTCAGCGCGATCGAGCGTGTCCATCACCGAATCCAGACGATTCTGAAACAGCCCGGTTGCCTCACGGAACCGGAGCGCTTCACGCTGCCCCATCTCCTGGAACAGCTGATTGATGCGACGGTTCAGCGCCGCGTTCGCCGCGTTCGCTTCTCCCACACCACCATCGCCGTCGAGCAGCCCACCGAGCAGACTTCCACCCGCACTAAACAGTGATCCAAGCATTCCGACCTCCTAATCCCTTACCCGACCGCCGGACACCACATCCGCCGCCACACTCTCGACAGCGAACCGCTCGTCGATCTCCTCGTTCGCAAGCTGCATCCACACAGCCTGTCCACGCACACGCTTGCGCCAAGACGGATTCCGCCCGGCGGTCATCACCCGCATTGCACGCGCATTGCCCAGCGAGTCCGCCTCGTCGCTCGCGTACAGCCGCGCCGTTGCGCCGTCCTGATCGCTCGCGAGCACCACACGGAAGTTGCTGAAACGACCGCGCTCCTCCAACGACTTGGGCGACACAGGCCCCATCGTCACGACCGCGCTGATCGCCTGCCCGTCGTCGTTCTTCGCGTCCAGGTCGCGGTAGCGCACATAGCCGTCGGCGCCACCAATCAGCATCACCCGATCGTCGATCTCGTCTCCGTCGGCAACGGACACCGCCGTGGGGTCCATGCTCGCAACCGGGAACCGATCAGGCCACCATGATCCGTCCTCGACGAAGCAGAACCAGTGCAGGATCGGCTCGTTGTTCTCCGCCGACTCTCGGGGGTTGTTGTTCCCAACCTCCGTCCCGGGACCGCCGAGTTGGTCGTCTGGTCCGCTGACTTGCGAACCGCTCGACAACCCTCCCGATCCGGAGCCCGACGCAGAGCCCGATCCGCTTGCGCTCCCGCTGCCCGACCCGGAACCGCTCCCAGAAGCAGAGCCGGATCCAGAGCCTGAGCCCGAACCGCTCCCCGATCCAGACCCCGACCCAGAACCAGATGCCGACCCGGAACCACTGCCCGATCCTGATCCTGAGCCGCTCGCAGATCCCGAGCCCGATGACCCGGACGATCCACCGCTCGACCCTCCGCTCGCCGCCGGCACCACATCGATCGGCACGAACCACACATAGAACCCCCGCTCCTCGGCGCTCCACTGCATCCGCACCGTGAAATAGTTGAGATCCAGATCGAGCATCCGCTGATCGATCTTCTCGCTGATCTTCTGCGGCGCCGACCCCGGCGCCATGCGGTACACGCCTCCGCGCGAGCCGTAGAAATACACCATCCCCGACTCGTCCTTGCACCACGGACGCCCGAAGGCCATGCCGATCGTGTCGCTGACCAGGTTGATCTGACCGGGGGTGAATGTACCACGCACCGGATCGAGCGTTCCGCTCAGTGGATCGCCGTAGAGCACATGGATCGTGTGATCGCCGCCGATGATCAGCAGATCGTCGGAGTACGGGATCATGCAGTTCACCACATCGGGCACCTGCCCGGTCGTGCTGTTCGGGGTCGCCAGCGCCCACGCGCTCGTTGCCTTGAGTGTGGCAGGGAACAGGTCCCAGCCCTCGGGGTTGCTCTGCTCGCTCGCGTAGATGTTCTGCGGCTCGCCCTCGCACCGCGCGAGCACCACGCGATCCCTCCAGGTCTCGATCAATCGCGGGCGCTTGGGCAGCGTGCCGGCGCCGATCGATTCCCAGTCGCTCACCGTGTCCGTGTCCGGGTCGTACACCTTCTCCTGCTCGCCGTCGATGTAGTAGATCTTGCCCTGCGCGAGCACAGAACGCACGATCCGGCTCTCGGCGTTGAGCGCGCCGGCGCCGTTGGTCACCGTCACAACACTGTTCGGGCTCGCCGCGTCCGGCACCAGACGACGCACATTGCCCTCGCAGACGCCGACATGCACATTCTCGCGTGGAGCGCCGACCGCGACCTCCACATCCACCAAACGCAGCTTGTAGAGCGTGTGTGTGCCGTCGCCGTTGATGTTCCCGTCCGTCGCCAGGTAGATGAACTCAGGCTCACCGATCGAGTCGTCACCGAAGTCTGTCGCGATGGTGTCAATCGCGACGGCGAGCCCGACTGTCCCGGGCGTCGTCCAGTATTGCCACTCCTCGACACCGTCGGCGTCGAACTTGTAGATCGTCGGCTCGAGATCTCCCTCGTTCGCGGGCACATACAGGTTCTTCTCAGAGTCCACCGCCATGCGGATGCCCGGCACCAACGGCACATCACCCGACACCATCCAGGCGCCGCCACCGCTCGAATCGTCCTCGGAGACATCGAACCCCTCGTCCACGAGCTTGCGGATGGTGTACTGATCGGCAGGATCACTCGTCGGCCCAGTCGGGCCGCAGGTGTACACACCGTCGTCATCATCGACGGCGACCGCGTACCCCATGCCCGCGCCAGCGATCGCCCAACGCAGCTGCAGCGCCGCCGGCGAATACTTGCTCGTAATGCCCTCGGTGCTCTTGAGCAGATCAACGAAGCCCGATGCAGGACCACTCGATGAACCACTCGACGATCCGCCAGACGCCGCCGCCGGCGGGCTTGCTTTGTACGGATGAGAAGCATGGAGAATCGACTGCACGCCGTACTTGTGCGCGAGATACCCCTCGACGAGCTCGATCTCCGATGGACCCGCGCCGCTCGACGGCGCACCGCTGAACCCGGAACCGCTCCCTGTGAAGTCGGTAGGCCAGGTGAACTCGTCGGTGACGCAGATGAACTCCATGAGATCACCATCGAACCGCTCGTTGCCCCAGACGGAGTAGCCGAGTCTGTTCTGTCCGGGATCCGCGACATCGTTGAGCGTGAACTGGTTGTTCGTCGCGCCGTTGAGTCGGAAGAAGCTGCCCTCGCGATCACCGCTCGGATCCTGCGCCACCACCAGCAGCCCGATCAGATCGCCGTTGTCGATGCTCGCGTTGTTCAGCTCAGGCCCTACCGATTGATCGGCGCCGCTCGATCCTGTGTTGTCCGTCGGCGCCGGATAGTTGTACTCCAACGCGAAGTTTCGTCCGTTGGTGCTCTGCCACATCGCGTGGTACGGCTGCCCCCCTCGCTCGAACAGCTTGCCCCGTGTATCGCGATCACCAGCACGCGACACCACGAGCATCGCGTAGAAACACGGCTCGTTGCCCGACGGGATCAACGCCTGACTGCCCACACCAGAAGTGAACCCGGGGCGCCGACCGTCGCCGTTGTTCTGACGATCGAACCGGACGCCGGCCATGCCGCACAGCGCCGAGCTGATGAACTTGCCGCCGTAGGTCGCGTTCGCGGACCCCGGACCCTCGCCGCTGTTCGCCGCCCAGACATTGCGTGAGTTTCCCGAGCGATCGAACCAGAAATCCACCGCTTCGTTGTCCGCGAAGTCCGCGAGCGTCCCTGCATCGAGCCACGAACGCACGCGCCCGCCGAGCTCGCCGGGCTCCCAGTCCGTTGATTTCACACCGCATGTATCCACATCGATCACATCGTCGCGGGTGTCGTTGGGCTCGGACGCGACGAGGATATCGCCGCCCGAGTTGATCGTGAGCTGCGAGGACGGATTCGGCACAGGCCGCTGATCAAGCGTCGTCGGCTCGTCACTGGTCAGATCGCCCAGCGCACGCAGCTCGCTCTCACCGTTCTTGTTGATGATCACATAGAGCACGCCCGCGTTGTACGCGATCGACGGCACGCGCCCCTGCGCGTTGAAGGTCCAGATCAGATCGAGCTCGTCGGGATCGGTCGGGCTCGGCTCGTAGCGGAACACCTTGCCGCCGTACTGATCAGTGGTCGTCGCCGTGGACACGAACACCGCTCCGTCCGGGGACACCGCGATGCTCCGCGCCTCCTCGTTTGCGATCGTGAGCGGGAGCTGCACCTGCAGGATCTCGCGTCCCGTCGAGTTGTACTTCACCAAGATGTTCGCGCCGGAGATGCACCAGATATCGCCGCCGGGTGTGAGCCCCAGATCGCGGGCCTTGATCCCCGAAGGTGTTTCCAGCGACCACTCGATCGACGGTGAATCCTCCCGCGCCGAGTAGGTCGCGAGCCGCACATCCTTGTTGATCGTGATCAGGTCCTGCACGAAGTCGTCACCGAGTTTGTCGGGCACGAACTTCGCGGTCCCCCCGCGCTGAGCGCCTCGCTTGCGTCCGGAGATCGGATCGAGCGAGCGCATGTTCACCGCGTGCGCCGTGGTCGCCGGCTCCTGGTCCTGATTCGCCCATTGGTCGCTGACGCCGCCGAGCGGGAACGGGATGCGTGTTGCTCGGATCATGAGTCCACCACCAGAGGACGGATGCCGAATCGATCGAGCACGCTCGAGAGATCGCCGCTCTTTCGTCGGAAGGTCAGGGCGAGCGCGCCAGCAGCGACGCGATCATGCAACGATGCGGGGTGAACCCGGAGCGCCCCATCACCGAGCGCAAGAACGGGTTTCCCCAGCACCGCGGCCTCCAGCAAGCATGTGCTGGTCAAGCCGACCACACACCGCGCCCGGCACGCACTTTCCAGGAACGGTGTCTTGGGATTGTCCACGCGGACGCCGAGCTCCGAGTAGTCGGCGCCGCCCTTGGGATGCGGACGGATCAACAGCTTGTCGCGTCCGAAGATCTCGATCAGGTGCTCGACAAACTCCTGCATCGTGTCGTAGGGGGTGTGATAGAGCACCTGGGTGTCGTCGAAGATCTGCATGGGCACAAGCACATCGCCGTTGTCCGAGATCGGGTGATCCTCGCGCAACTGCTCGCGGACATGCCCGAGCAGCTGCATATCTTGATCAGTGACCCAGCCGAGATCGCCGCAGAGCACCGAGTCGCCGCAGAACCCGCGCGGGTCCACCATGAAGGTCTCGTTCTGGGGGAGCATCCCCCACTCCATGAACGCGTGCGGAACACCGCGGCGCCGGCAGTATCTTGCCGCGAGCGGCGCTTTGTCCTGCAGCCCGTTCCAGATCAGCACGAACGCCGCGCGGCGCAGCATATCGGTGACGCCCTCGCTCCTGCCCCCCGCTCTCCACGGCTTGGCGTCGCGCCCAACCCACGCGAAGCGCAGCCCGAGCTTGTCGGCGTAGCGCTGAGCAACCCCTGTGTACTGGGGATCGCCGGTCCCGAAATAGAGCACGGTGTCACGCATCGTCGATATCCGGGTATGTGTGCTGCGGAGAGAATGCGCGGACACCCGAGCTGCCCGGGATCGGCGAGTGATACGGCTGACGGTTGACATCGACAGTTACCGCATCGTTGAAGATCACGCCAGCCCTGATCCGGTTGAGCCGATCGGTCACGCCGCCGTTTCCGTCTTCCTCAAGACCCATGTAGTACGCGCGGAAATACTCGAGATAGAGCGGCTCCATCCAGTCAGGAATCGAGATCGCTTTCGTCCCGGCATCACCATCTGCGATCGCGTTCCACCCGCCGCGATAGTCCAGTTCAATCACGCCCGACGCGGACTCCGCGGGCTCTGGATAGATCAGGATCCGCTCGGTCATCACGCCGGTCGTCCCATCGATCGACGCGCCGAGTGTTGCGTAGTAGCCGCTCGGATTCGCTCCGGCGTGTTTGAAGTCCATGAACGAATCGCGGTCAACAAAGACCACACGCTCGTTGATGCTCACAGGCTGGATCGCCACGATGCGGAGCAGATCACCCGGCAGATCGATGAACGCTTCGGTCGCTGTCAGATCAAGCAGCACACTCGCGCGGTTCGTCCAGGTCCACGCACGCGCCATCGCCAGAGCACGCCCCGCTTGATTGATCACCTGGACAGCAGACAGCACCTCGACATCCCCGATATCGCGGTCGATCAGATCGATCAGGTTCTGCTTAGTGAGCGTCATAAAACGGCACGCCGGCCCTCACCGGCGCACCACACACAGGACACGGATCATGAAGTCTGTACACCGATTGCGTGGATGCCTTCAAAGGCAACCTTGCACGCAGTAGGCGTTGCGCCCGGAGCGGTCACATCCTCGAGCGCACGCGCAACGATCTTGTTGCCAGCGGCGAGCGTTGCATTGAACACGCCGCCCGTGCTCACGGTCAGCGGATCGCCCTTAGCGATGTTTCCGCTGCCCTTGATCACAAAGGCATTGACGGCACCCCGATAGGTTGCCTTCACGCGAGCGTTGTCGGCGCAGTCGTCTTCCAGCACGCAGAACTGCCCATAGCTGAGATCAGCCGACACCGGCGCCCGTACATTCGCGAAGCCCGATGCCCGATCCCCGGGCACATTGTTCGTGACATCCCCATCCGCGTTCGAGAGATCAAACGCGTAGACATATCCCTTCACACCAGCGCCTCCGCGCTTGATCACATCACACTGGGCCTTCCAAGGCTCGACTCCAATCTCGAGCTGCCCGGTTGCGTTTCCAAACATGTTCATTTCTCCTGCGGCCTCTGGCCGCGGTTTGTGTTCTTGCTTCGATTCAGTCAGTGCCGATCAACCGAGCGGTTTACGACGGGGTCTTCGGATACAGGATGCCGTGACGCTTGCGCGAGCGGTACCAGGTCTGACACCACACCTGCACCGCCTGACGGAACGCGCCGTCGGTGCCTTCGAGCTCCTTGACCCTGCCCTTCTGGAAGAACTTCTTGGAGTAGAACTTGGGCACGATGTAGTCCATGTTCAACGCGTAGAAGCGTGCTCCAGGGCTCGCCGCTTGGTCCTGAGTGGTCAGGCTTGAGCCCGAGCTCGGAGCGTACAGATTCATCGAATCCAGATCGGGGTAGCGGACGACCGGGACGCCGCCAACGAGCGTGCTCATGAACGAACCGTCGTTCGGACGGTCCGGGTAGAACATATCGCCGTTCGAGCGGAGCACATTGCGATGGGCAACTGCGCCGGACTCACCAGTCACGAGCAGATGCTTCGCGATCGATGTCTTCGGATCGAAGTGCCCGTTCGCCATCGGGATCGAGCGCGGAGGCTCGAAACCGAGACGCATGTAGAGCAGTTCGAGCTGAGCGAGCAGGTTGTCATCGACCGACATATCCGCGATGTTCGCGCTACTCGCGTCGTACTCAACCTGTCGGGGCACCCAGTTCGGGTAGTTCTCTGGGTTGATGCCCATGATCGTCGTGAAGTCGCCGTTGGTGTTGTCGTAGCCCGAGTAGAGACCGTTCGTCTCCTCGTTGACCACCGCCGGGATCGACAGCATCATCGGGCTCTCGCCGTCGGACTGATCCAGGTGCTCCATGAGCGCCGCGTCGGGGGTCGCGAAGAACAGATCATCGAAGTCGTTGATCATGTTCGCAGCAAGGTCTTGCTCCTTCTGCTCCATGACATCCTTGACATAGGTTTTCAGACCCGACTTCGTCATCCCCGTGGGGTTGACATTCATCGCGATCTCAACCTCGTCCCAGCGCAGATCGCCCACATAGAACGCCCAGTGCAGGCTGTGGTTCACATGGCTGGTCGGGTTGCTGATCTCGCGCTTCACCCCGGGCCGTGCGCGGATCAGCGCCTTGCGCTCTTCGAGCAGCAAGCGGTCTTTGATCCGGGGTCCGCCCGCGTAGATCTCCTTGTCGCCCTTGCCCGCGAGCAGGTGATCGGCGATGTAGTTCTGCTTGGCGATATCGTTGACGAACTTCTTCGGGCCGCTGTCAAACGCGACCGAAGTGGACTCTGTAGTCCGGTTATAGAGCTCAATAACATCCATGTCGGACGCTCCTTCCAAACGGTGAGCGTCCTGCCACGGTTTCGTTGTTCACCCCGCACGCGGGGGCGAGTCAGTCTCAGCGAGACGCCTCATATGCCTCGTCAAACGCGGCATCGAATGCGTCCTTGGGTCCGTCGTCCTGTGAGACTGGCTTGCCGGAACTCGTGGTCCCGTTGGCCTTGAGTTTGTTGACCTTCTTCGTTGCTTCCTTGATCTCCGCCGTGCGGTTCGCGCCCCAGAGCGTGAGTGCAGCGGCGCGCACGAGCTCGCCAACATCCTTGAACTTCACGCCCTGCTGGTAGAGCTCGCCGGCCTTCGCTTCGAGCTTCTCCCGTCCACCCTCGGCGTCGATCTCGGGGTAGATATCTGCGAGCCGGCTCGATTCGTCGTCGATCATCCGTCGGGTCTGGATCGCTTCCATCGCCTGCACCGTGCGCTCGATGTTCGCGAAACGGTCAGCATCGAATCCCGATCCGAGCGATCCCTGGATCTTGCCGATCGCCTTGGTCACGGCGCCACTGATCGCCTTGCTCTCGGTCTCGTCGAATCCGCCGTCCTCGATCAGACTCGCGACAATCTCCTCACCGATCGAATCCAGGTCCACGGATTCAGCGTCGGCTTCGACCGCTGGCTTCTTCGCTTCCGGCTTTGCCTTTGGCTGTTTGTCTGCTGAGTCCTCGGACTCGGCTTCGGCCTCTGGATCATCCGATCCGGCAGAACTCTGACCAGCATCCGCAGCAAGACGAGCTCCCATCTTGAGCACCAGATCCTTTGGCATCGCCGCGATTTCGTCGGCGCTCATGCCCATCGAGATCAATGCAGAAGTCGCGGCAGCCCAATCAGCGTCCGTGCTGTCCTCGCCGTCCTTGGTCTCGCCGTCCTTGGCGTCGTCGGATTTCGCTTCGGCTTCCTTGCCCTTCTTGTCGGCCTTGGGCGCGACAGGCTCCTCGTCCTCGAAGTCCGTGTCGCCGTCGAGGATCTCGTCCATCACCGCGTCAACAGGATCGATCTCGGGCGTGTCGTTCGATTCGACAGCCGCGTCGGTCGTTGTCTCGACCTCGTTGGTGGGAGTTTCTGGGGTTGTGTCGTTGTTGGCTTGGTCGCTCATTGTGATCTTCCTTGATCGTTTGAGCGTCCTGCCGCGTGTCGTGTTGTGCAATAAGGGTACTCGAAATCGTTGTCCTAGTCACCCTTCCAGCCGAGTTTTTCTGCTCCGGGCTTGTCGTTGTTGCGTGCCATGAACTCGCGCACGGATCGCTCTGTGTTGAAGCACGGACGCCCCGCGGAATCAAACTCCCGCGCGTTGGGATCGTTCTTGGGCAGCGAGTAGCTCGCAAACGGACGGAATCCCATGTTCACGCCTGGCATCGAAGCGACCCGGCGCAGCACCCGTCCCTCGTGCTCGACCAGCTCACCGATCGCCGGCGCCTGTGACATCGGGAAAAACACAGTCTCGTGGTTCCCGTCCTCGTCGAAGAACTCATATTCCGGCATTGGCAAACTCCTTGACAACCTGATCGACGGGCACAAATCTACCTTTGAACCACATCCGAACCTCGCTCGGATCGAGCGAATCAAACTTGATTGCCTCATGCGCGCGTTTGATGATCTCCCACATATCTGGCTTGGGATCATTCCTGCGATACGCGCACCCGCGCACTTTCACAGGTTCAGTCGTGCCAGCACAAGCGAGCATCGTTCGAATCATCACGCAACCCCCTGCACACCGGACGCAGCGCCCGCGATGCGCCCAACCACTTCGCGTGCCTCACGCGTGTCGTTTCCGAATCCGGTCTCGATCCCGATCGCAGGCTGCTGTTCCTGCCCACCGACCGGGACATTCATGAGCTGAGACGCCATATCGAAGTCCACCATGCTGTCAAGCTCGGGGATGTTCAGCGCGTCGCCGAGGAATCCCAGAATCTGCTTCCATTTCCATTCCGGGAACTGCCTGATCACCGGCGCAAGCTGCACCATGATCTGCATTGCCTGCAGCATCCGGCGCTGATGCAGCGCATCGCTCGTCCGCTCCATGCTCATCGCTTCGATATCGATGCTCATCGCGTCGAACGCCCTGGAGTCGAGCCCACCAGGACCACCCACAAACTCTGGAGACTCCATGCCCTCCAGTCCCTCGATATCCTCGCTGAGCTCAAGCCGGACCTGCTCATCATGGAATCCGTACCACGCGGATTTTTTCAGGATCGCGTTCACGAACTCATGGAAGTTGTCCACGATATGGCCGCTCCGAGTCTGCATCGCAGAGTCCGCGATCGCGTGCTCCGTCGCGGTGCCGTCGCCGCTGACCTCTCCTTGCTGCGCGGCGTCGAGCCCGCTCATGAGCGACAGCTGACGCTCAGCGTGCGACATCTGCTTGATCTGCTGATCGGTCAGCCCGCCGATCTCGAGCGTGACGGGCGCCGCATCGGAAGCGAGACCCCGAACAGGGATGATGATGTTGTTTCCGACCGCCGCCTTCTTCGCGGCTTCCTCAGCGCCTGTTCCCATCGGAACGAACATCACCTTGCGGTATTCCGCACATGCCTTGTTCGCGTGATCGGTCATCCTCCGCAGTAGATCCTCGTGTCCGTGTGTGACAGCGAGCGGTCCGAGCGGCCAGACTTTCTTCGGCACATTGAGATACCCACCAACCGCGTATGGTCCACATGGGGGTCCGTAGTACGGACGCGGCTTGCGGATAAACGCAAGCTTCTCCTCCTCCGCGTTCATGCTCATCGTCAGGATCGTGCCGTGGAATCCGTCCTCCGGACCGACCTGCTCGTCGTGGAGTTTCTCAGGCACCCACAGGTCGAGACAGACGAGCTCCTCGCGATCAACCGTGCGGCTGTTCTCGTCACGCTCATCGTTGAGCACCGAACTCTCGCCCGGCTCCGATGCCTCGATCGCTTCGAGCACCCATCCATCATCCTCGTCGGCGTTCTTCGCGATCTCGACTAGGTCTTCTTTGTCCGCGTGCCACACATGACCGACATACCGCGCTTGCTCCAGGCACTCGCAGTAGGGATCGATTACTAAACGCCAGAGCGGTACACGCTGAACCTCGGGCAGCCACCGCTCGGTTTCCGTGTCTTGTGTCGGATCGCCCGCGTGCTTCCTCCGCGTCACGATCGCGGCGCACCAGTGGAACGAGTAGTCGCGTGCGCAGAGCTTGAGCGTCTTGGCAAGCCCGACCGATTTGACCCACACATTCAAGAACGCCTGGATGGAGTCCGCCGCCTGCTCAACTTCGCTCTGCTGCCCATCGATCGCCCGACGTGTCCGCACGATGGACTTCGGGTTCCGATGAATCATCTTCGGCAGCATGACACTGAGCCACGCCACTGCATGATTCACGGTCGTTTCTTCGCCGTCGGTTTCGCTGCCGTAGCCGGATCCGTGCATGCGACGGATCGCCTTGTCGAATCCCTTGAGCACATCATCGCGGTCATCGATCGCGCGGCGTACCTCGCGCCAGAGCTTATCAGGTTTCTGACTCAGAGCCACTTGTCACCTCGCTGGTGCTTGTGGCGTCTTGCCCGCTTGGGGATTGGTTCACTTCGTTCCGATCACGCTCTTCACGCTTGCGCTTCTGCTCCGCTTTCTCGCGGCTCCGCAGCGCTTCGGCTTCACGATTCTTGCGTCCGTGATCAGGCCAGAGATGAGCCTCGCCCGCTTTCGGGTTCCGCTCGATCGTTACACTGTTCGGGGCTTCGATCGCGAGCTCGATCTTGGAGCTCTGCGAGCTCTTGGTCAGCTTCGCTTTGACGAATGTTCTTGTTCCGTCAATGCGAACACAAACGGATTCATCCGGTGCGAGTTTCGTTTTATACACAGCGCTTCGTCCTTGATCCTATGGCGTCCTGCCTGTGTGTACTCGCTACTCAATCATACCACCGATCCGCTCAGTCTGCATACTCATCGACATATTCCTCGAACTCCTCGGCGGTCATGGTGTATGAAGCCTTGCCGCTGAAGACATCCTCGGGCTTGAGCGTGTTTTTCTTGGTGCGGAAATCAGTCTTCCAGATCTCTGTCTGGACATAGCCCGTCGTGTCGCAGCCATGATCGATCGAACCCGGGTCCGGCTCATTCTTTGCCGGCCTGTCTTCCTTCTGCTCCGCCCACACATATCCGGGTATCTCGTCAACCACCCCCTGGGGGAGACCCGCGGCCTCAAGATACGGACACTTGTAGCGCTGCGCCCTGCTGCTGAATCGGATCTTGGTCGGCAGATCGGTCTCCGGGTTGTTCCCGAGGAGATCCATCACGAGCTCGAGTCGCGGCTTTACGCTCCCCTTGCCCTTCTGCGCCTTCATCACGAGACTGGAGCCATTCCGACCGCCCCGCCAACCCAGCTTGTCGTTCAGGTACTCGATCGACTCGGGTTCGTGGTCCGCGACGCAACGCACGAAATCAAACTCTTTGTGCGCCGCGATCGTCCACTTCGCGAGGTTCTCAAGCGGGACGCGCGTGCCGTACCACTCCGCGAGCATATCGGTGTCCCGATCGCTCGTGACACCCCAGACCTGGAGGCACTTACAGTCGTGCCAGCCGAAATCGATGCCCGCGATGAAGTATTCGTAGTCCGGGCAGTTCACACCGAACGGCTTGCCCGGTCCCGGATCACCCGGATCGAACACATGCACATCACGATTGAAGTGCTCGAAGATCGCGCCCTCAGCCGAACACCACTGCCCGAGCAGCAGCCGCTTGCGCATCACCCCCGAGAGCTGGTTCAGGATCTTCATGTACTGGCGCCCGCGCGCGGTCATCTTGCCCGTGCGGGGGTTGAAGTACGCCGGATTGTGATGGTGCCGCGTGAGCACGCGTTTCATGGTCGAGCCCGGGCGATCCGGACGACGGTTCAGGAAGTGATTGATGTTCCCGGGGTTCGTGTCGCTGATGACCACCTTGAACGGAGCGCCATTGTTCCGCATCGCGCGGAACAGAGATTGGTAGTCATCCTCGTTGAACTCGATGCCCTCGACGACAAGCGCGAGATCGTACTGTGTCGAGAACAGACGCGTCGGGTTGTCCATACCCGCGATCCGCGTCACCGATTGGCCCTGGCGAACATCCCAGCTGTACTCGGTCCTGTGCGCCCGGCTCGGACCCTTGCGGAGCATCGGGTGCTCGGGGCCGAGCACATCGTCCTCGAACACCTGCATCCATGAATCGCTCAGCGAGACGCGTGTCTTGCGGATGACCACCGAACGGAATCGCGGGTATCGCGCGTGCAGATCCTCGAGCAGCACACCCTCGAAGAAGGTCTTGCCCGTTCCCGCCGGGCCTTCGAGTGAGTATTCGTAGAAGGGCAGATCCTCATCGAGATCCTCGTCCTCGCCGATCTCCGGAGCTCGCCAGTCCGGATCATGGCTCATGAGCTCGCGGTAGATATCCGCGTACGGCCCGACGAGCTGGAACTTGCGTTCACCCATCACTCGCCCCCTCGCCGGCGACCTGCTCCGGTGTCGTGTCCGGATACATCTCGACAACCTTGAGGTTCGTCCGTCGGTCGTTGCCGTCGTCCTTGTCGCTCACGAGCTTGCCGAACTTCCGCGGCATCCACTTCTCGACCGCCCACATGCGCACCTTGCATTGGTTCGCGGCCATTGAGACTGACTCCTTCGTGATCTCCTTGGTTGAGAACACTGAACCGTCCGATCGCTCAACTTCCACGAGCACACCGGCATTGTCCGCGATCTCGATGATCTCCTCCGCCCACCCCTGCGTGCGAACATCGAGCGCGAAATCGAACTTCGCGCGCACATCGTGCTCCTCGATCAGCTTCTCGCTCGCCACCCAGGTGTACCAGGTGCGCTTCGACGGCCAAGCCTCCGGGCGTCCCTGACCCAGAAGGTTCTTGATCAGCCCGCCGTCCATCACAGCCGCGCAGACCTCGTCGAAAACATCGGGATCGAACGCCAATGACGCACCTCACAATCGCCGGCGGGAACCCGATCGACGAACACGGCGCCGGCCTGCGTGCTTGAGCCCCGGGAGCGTCTTGATCGTGCTCACGACCTTCTGCGGATAGAGCTCGTCGCCGTCCGGATCGAAGTGCACATCGTCAGCAGGTGGGTTGTAGAACGCAGCGACGCCCTCGCTATTCGTGTACAGACGCGCGACATCCGCGATCTCGATCAGCCCGTTCTTCTGGATGCGCTCGAGGAAGGTCTTGCCCCGCTTGTTGAGCGTCCGCTGCTGCGCCTGGAACGCCTCGGTGTACTCGGGTGTATCGCCAGTCGTCGGCACAGGGATCGCCGTGCAGTACAGGATCCGCATCTGCGCGTCGATCGCAGCCCGAGTCATCGGCTCGAACACACCCATGATCGTGTTGATGTTTGCGTCGTTGTTCAGCTGCCACTCAATGAACGCTAGACGCACACCGCGCAGATGCACGAAGTCCGCGTAGTCGCCACCGAACGAAGCGACCATATGCGTGAGCCCGTGACCCGATCGAGCGTGCGGGTTGTAGGACCAGATGCCTGTGTCGCGACGGCTGCCCGGATTGGGGTACGCGTTCCATCCGTTGCTGATTCGGCTCTTGGACTGGATCGGAGCTTCACCGCTGATCGTGGTCTCCGTGCAGTTGTACGACGAAGTGATGATGATATCGACGCCGTCAGGGTTGAGCGGACCCTCGAACTCCGCATCGGCGCCAGTCAGGTCGATCGTGATCTTGTTGATCTCGGGGATCTCGCCAACACCCTCCCACGCGACCACGCTCTGACGCCGGACGCTATTGGAGTCCTCGGACAGGTTCTGCAGAATGAGCGCACTCTTTCCGGGTGTCTCGTCGAAGATGATGATCAGCTGATAACGATCAGCCTGGTCGTAGGTCAACCCGGTCGCGACGCCGCCGATCTTGATCTCACGGGCCCCGGCTGTCCCGCTCGTCCCATCGAACAGCAGATCGATGACATCATCCACAACAGTCTTGCCCGCACGGAAACGCGCTGACTTCCCGCTTGTCAGATATGAATGCGGCAGCACGAGCGCAGCGCGCCCGTCGGCAAAGGTCTGGAGCTGTCCGAACTCATGCCCATCGCGGAGCTCGATCGTCGCGTCACCACCCGAGGCAACCGCACGCTGACGATCGGGTCGGATGCCGCCCGTCGCGTACTTGGTGTAGTTGACAGTGCCGCTTGTCGTCTCGAACGGCCCGATCGTTGGAGTAATCTGATCCGTCCAGCGTGCCTTGTGTCCGTACGCGCTGTCCTCAGAGCGATCGGGGACCATCTCGCTCTGATAGCTGTCGTCGGTCCAATACTTGATCGGGAAGATGATGCGGGCCTCGATGTTCGCGTCGTCGATCGGGGTGAGCCATCCGAAACGCTCCATCGAAGTCACCGCCGCGACATCCGCGCCGTCCACATGCTCGATCACCTGCCCGTCGAGTGTGTATCCGAGGAATCCGCTTGCGTCGTGGAAGAAGTACGCGCCGTGATCGATCTCCTCCTGCTCGACGGTCTTGCCGTTGGGTCGCGTGACTTGAGATCCTTCGAGGTTGTCGAAGTCCTGGAGCTGCACCTGAAGCCCCTCCCAAGCCGGATTCGCACGATGCAGCACACGCAGCTGCGTGCCGTCCGAGTTGATGTTCATGAAGAAGTGCGAATCGTCCGCCGGCCAGTCCTCGCCCTCGGCGAGCAGGTACTGGATCGGCAGCTGATACGCGAAGTGCGTTGCCGCGTCGATGGTTGACGCATCGAGGAGCTTGAGCGTCATGGACGCGCCCGCAGGCTTCTTGATGTACCGTCGTCCGTCGGGCAGTGTCTCCCAGGTCCCTGTTTCATCGAGACCCTCGAGCCCCGAGTTTGCAGCGGTCGCTGTGGTCCCGTCCGGAACTGTCTCGGCATCGGGTGCTTGGATGAGTGTTGCGGTCATGGCTTTGTCCTTTGCAGTGGTCCAGCTTCGGACCTGTTGACGGATTTCTTCGATGGGTGCTGATGGATTGAAACTCGGCGGGAACACAGCCAGTGCGAGGATTGCGAGAGCGGTCTGGATCATGCAGCAAGCCCCTCTGCAAGCCCACCCAGCCAGGCATTGAACTGCGGAGGCACGCCGTCCTTGAACAGTCCAGCAGGCAGATAGAGCATCCCCGAGCCGCCGCGCTCACGAGCTGCGTGACCGATCACACGACCGAAGTTGATCGCGGTCTGCGTATCGACCCACTCGGTTCCGAATGTGGGCTTGATCGCAATGCTGACCTCGTGATCAAACTCGCGATCGATCTTGCCGTAGTCGTAGATCGCACGCATGGGATCCGCGTGGTACGCGTTATAGATCGACCAGTTGATGTAGGACACCCCGCGGATCATCCGCGCCGCGTCCCAGTCCGCGTTGCTGATCAGGTGCGGGCAGTTCCAGATCCCGAGCTTGCGCGTCGGATCCAGTCTCCGCATCTGACTCACGCAGCGTGCCGTGAAGCTGAGCTCGGCGGTCGTGTACGGCCGCACGCACGCGTCGAAGCGATCGGAACGCACGCCGCTCTCGGGCTCGTAGTTGAAGTAGGCGTACCCACCCTTCTGCTCGTCGTATCGCCGCCTGCACAGCGAAGGAAACACCGTCTCCGGATAGTCCGGGTCGTCGGCGAGCAGAAGCTCGGTTCGCTTGAGGATCAGCGGCGTGGGCGTGGTGTACCCGCCGTTGACCTGCGTCACGCGGTCCTTGACGAACGGCGCGAGCGGCGACTCAGCGATCGCTTCGTTGATCGTCTCGTGGTGCTTCATCTCCTCGGGGGAGTTGTGGACCAGGCAGAGCAGGATACACGGCGTCACGGCGCTGGTGATGATCGGATGGATGCTCATGTGATTCTCCTGTATCTGCGTGCTCGTGCACGACCGCGGCGCCCGCGACCACTCGACGAGCTGCCGCCGCCGCTGCCGCTGCCCCCTGATGACTCACCCGGATCCTCGACGAGCGCACCGACCGCACCGACCTGCGTTGTTGCCGCGCGGCTGTAGCCCCACATATCCGATTGGTTCGCGCCGACGCGGGTGACCGTCTCATCCGTGCTCGGATAGAGGTTGTCGCCGAGCGTCACAGGACCAGCGACATTGTTCAGACCGATGCTGCTGGCGTTGAGCGTCGCCGGATCCTCCTCGTTCACACCGTCGAGCTGCACGGATCCGCCGAGCACATTGTCCTTCACGCCGTTGGCGGTGAACAGGCTCGCGACGATGTCGATATCGCCGTTGATGATGCAGCCGATGATCTCGCACCCGGTTGTTGATCCCGCGTCCGAGCGTCCACCCGAGTTGAGGATGCCCTCGATCGTGCAGTTGATCACCGAGATGTTGTCGTTGGCGTTGTGATCGGCGCCCTGTGTGCCCGTGCCCATCGCGATGCCCGCCGCGCCGATGCGACAGTTCAGGAACACCACATTCTGCGCAGCGTCCTTGACAGACACATTGCTGCCGATCGAGCTCACGCCGATAAACCACCCACCACGCACAGCGACGCCGTTGACCTGGAGCGTGCTCTGCGCGCCGGTTGCCGAACCGATCCAGAGATCTCCGTCGATGCAGTAGACATCGACAATGTCCCCCCAATCCACCTTCGTGTAGCGGATGCACGACTTGCTCGACGACTCCGTGTTGTTGTAATACCCCAGCAGGTTCTTCGGGTACTGCGCCGCGTTGGAGGTCGTCGTGCGGTAGATCGATTCGTTCGCCGATTCCTCGTAGTCGCCGCCGTACACATGACTCATCGTGTCCGTGTTGGTGCCGGCGGTCGCGATCGTGTAGTTCCCGGTGCCGCCGCCCGAGCCCTTGGAGTCGCAGTTGAGCAGCAGATTCGCGTTGATCGCCTGACTGTTGGTGTCGAAGTAGAACGATTTGGGGAAGTACGCCGATTCGCTGTCCGGATCGTCCGGGCAAGAACAGCCGATCAACGCGCAGTTGTCACCCCGGAATCTCCAGGCCATGGTGTTGTTCGCCGCCGAACGCGTCGAGCCCTTGAACTCGAGTCCCTCGACGATGATGCACTCGAAACCCTGCAGCGCTTCGAGCAGACGCGTTGTGTTGCCGGTGGTCGCGTTGTGACGGATCTTTGGTTTCGTCGCGGAGTCCGGATCGGTCGTCGTCACCAGCAGGTTGTTGCGCTGCAGCTGCAGGAAGGTGTCGGCTGTGCCGTCGAAATCGTTGTCGATGATGAGCTTTCGTGCGTCGCCGCCGTTGATCCAGCTGAACGCGTCCTCGAGGTTGTCGTGATCGCCGCCCGATGTCGCGAGCGTGTTGGTCGTATACGCCGCAGACGACACCGAGATGTCCTCTGTCACTTCCGTCGTCTCCCCACCCTCGTTCATCGCGACGCAGTGCACGGTCCAGTCGCCGGGTGTGAGCACATACGAGTGCGAGAAGCCGGTGATAAGCGTTCGCGCCCGTCCTGATGCAGCACCGAGCAGGTCCACGAGCGTGTTGACCACGCGCCCCGCGAGATTGACGATGCCCGCGGCGGTCCCGAGCCGTCGATCGAGTGCGTAGCGGTGACGATCGGGGATCGAGTCGAGGCTGGAGCCTGTGCGAGCCGTGAGATACCACCAGAACACTGCTTTGTGTTTGGGCGTGTCGTCTCCGGTCGTGAGCGTGTCCATGTTGACATGCACACCGACATTGACGGTGCCCATGAGCGTGGTCGGCTTGATGGTGTTGAGCGTGAACGACGGCGCGGTCATGGTTTCAGCCTCCAAACTGCCCGGCTATGAACGCGATTGCATCGGGGATCGACTCGACGAATGTGCCGCCGGCGAACGCCCACATGACGAGGAACACGACGAGTGCCTTCTTGTGCTTGTCCGCGAATCTCCACACGACGCGGAGCTCGTCCTCGGCGACCACCGGCACGCCGTCGATCTCCTGGATCTGCGAGAGGAACATCCCAAAGTCCTCTGTGGGCGTGCGGATCGGGTACACGGTGAGGCGCGCACGGATCTGGTTGCCCATCCGCGTGATGTAGGTCTTGTCCATCACATAGTGACTGATCTCGCCGGCGATCACGGCGCGAACAGCGTCGAGATCTTCCTTGCGATCCGGCTCGATGGTGACATCCATCCAGGTCATTTGTTCGAGCTTGCTCGCGGGATGCCCGAGAAGTGAGCAGATCTTCGGATTCGGCGAGACCCAACGATTGTTCTTGTCCACGAGCGCAGCGCCATCGACGGAGTGCTTCCAGTAGAAGTCGAGGAACTCTGCGAGCCCCACCCCCTCGAGGTCTGGATGCGTTTGGATGGTGTGCGAGATCAAGCATGGGCTCCGTTCACAGAAAAACACCCACCCCCGTATTCCGAGGGCAGGCGCGAGTTGGTTTATGGCGCGGGGCTTACTGCTTCCAGAGCCGCCCGCACGAGGCCGGCGGTCTCTTGTGTGATGACCTTGTCACGCTCGAGCGCGGCGATCACCTGGTCACGCTGGTCCTCGCTGATCTCGGCGAGCACCGACACCCAGAGACCGACCTGACTCGTCAGCGAATCGATCGGCGCGGACACATTGTTCACGAGCCCCGCGATCTCGATCGACTGGATCGGCACGATCGTCTGCCCGTCACCGTCGGCGTATGGCTCGCCGAACTGGATGCTGAGCGTGTCGGCGGTCAGGTCGCCCGAGTTCTTGACCTGGGCGCCGTTCTTCGTGAGCGCGAGGATGTTGCTGAGCCCGGTACCCTGCCAGTTGGTGACATCGGAGCTGATCACACCCGAGTCGAGCTGTGCGGCGCCCGTCTGTCCGTCGCCGGTTGCCCAGAACTGTGCGTTCTGCCCGTTGTTCGTGTCGAGCGTCCCATCCGGAGCGACGAACGAGCTCGAGGTCGAGGGCATCGTCGCGGTGCATCCACCGAGAGCGAGCAGCAGGATCGGGAGCAGACAGAGCGATAGCGTGGTCGTTTTCATCACGATTTCTCCTTGGTTTTCACTTTTTCGGGGTTGTCTTCGATGACGCCGCCCCGCTTCTTGCGGTGCAGCCAGAGGTCGAGCGCGACAGCGAGCACACCGACGATGCCGGCGGCGATCAGATCGGCGTTGTCCTTGATCGTGGAATCCGCGTCCGGCGGCGCCACCGTGATGCGTCCGAGCACATAGGACATCACGACATACACGCCGCGGCTCACAAGCTGTGTGACGCGGTCGCGGTTGTTGTTGAACAGTTCGATCAGCTCGGCGGGCCAGCGCATGGGGGACTCCATCGGGGTTGATGGTGTCCTACCAACGGCGGCTTACTCGCCCCACTCAGGCACACCACAACGGAGAGTTGCTGGCGTGTTGCCATGAGCGGGCATGTTGCCCTCTGGCGAGCTTCGTGAGCTCGTCTGCATGAGATACTACCACGGACGATCAGACTTGTCACGCTGGATTCAGTCGCCCGGTATGGATACGCGCGCGCGAGGAGTGCAGTTTTCAGAACGATCCGCGATCAGCACATGATTAAACGGAAGTGTGTAGTTGACGCAAATCCCTAGCTAGTTGTCGGCCCACAATCGCCCCCCAAAGGTCTGAATCGAGGGTCTGGAATATGAAATGGAATAATCCGACGATGAATCCGCCATTGCGCCAACCGCATACTGCCGTAAAAAAAAACCGCCCCTCCAAACGATGGAGGGGCAGCATTTCAAATCTATCCATCCCAAGGGGAACAGACCGTCCCAAAATACCAATCGCTCAGACGCTTTGCAAGAGAAATCAGGGCTCGGCGGTGTCCACGGAAGCCGCACGACCCGCCTCGATCGAGTAGCGATCCAGACGAGCGAGGATCGGGGCATCGGCTGGCAGGATCTCGGCCCAGAGATCCCTCGCTGCGGTCCAGTGCGCTATTTGCTCGCCCATGTACTCGAGACTGTCTGCGAGCTGCGCGATCCGAGCGACGGTCATGTGCGCTGTCGCCAGATCCTCCGGGCGCGTGTCATCGGGCATCGCGACGACCGCCTCCTGTGCCATGCGCAGCTGCTGGTCCAGGTCGGCCTCACGCATCCCAGGGACGGCAGCATAGAGCTCCTCCAGGTACAGCCCGATCTTGAGCGCTTCTTGAGGATCCACACCGGGCCTGACCAAATGACTCATCGCCAGCGAGTTCATCCGCTCCGATGCCAGCTTCGCGTAATAGTTCATCCCCTCGATGATCTTGTCCTTCTTTTCCTTCTCAGCGATGAGCCGCTCGATCTCCGCCGACAGCTGCTCCTGGATCGAATCGCGATCAGACTCGACGCTGGCGAGCCCGCTCATGAGCTCGTCCGCCCTCTGCTGCTCGCGATGATTCTGTGCGATGTACCCGGCGCCGACGAGCAGCACAGCACCGATGCAGGCAGCAATCGGCAGGGGGCTCCGACGGATCATGAGCTTTGTCCGCGCGAACGCCGAGCTGTCCATCCAGTTGATCGGTCGGTGCGCGAGCACACGGCGGAGATCGTCCGCGAACTCTGCCGCGCTCGATGTTCGATTGAACTGGTCCGGGTCAAGCGCGCGATCGAGCACAGCCTTGAGTCGGTCGGGGCAACGCATGTCGTGCGTCACCGGACGCTTCCTGGCTTTGAGGTTCTGGACCGCGATCTCCGGGCTCTCGCTGTTTGGCGGGTGCCGCGTGATCATCCAGTAGAGCACGCCGGCGAGTCCGTACACATCGGACGCGGGTGTCGCTCGATCGTTGAACTGCTCGGGCGCTGCGAAGCACACCGATCCACCTGGCAGATCGCTCGAGGAATACGAACGCTCGATCGCGACGCCGAAGTCCGTGAGCACCGGGCCGCGGCTCTCGGTCATCATGATGTTCTTGGGCTTGATATCGCGATGCAGGATGCCGCAGGCGTGCACCTTCACCACAGTCTCGCACACGCGCAGGATGATCTTCACCTTGTCGCGCCAGTCGAGCTGAGGATTGACCGGCATGAAGGTGTCCAGCCCCTCGCCATCGAGCAGTTCGTACACGGCGTAGCCCTGTCCCTCGACGCTCCCGTGCTCGAGTATTTCGACGACGCCCGGATGCTTGGAGAGGAATGTCGCGTTCGCTTCTGCGACGCGCACACCGGGCGTGCGGAAGATCTTGACCGCGACCTGTGGGCGCGTCTCGAACATGAGGTCCGTCGCCCTGTACACGACGCCCTGCGAGCCGCTGCCGATCTTCTCCGTGAGCTGGTATCGCTGGACGCCGTTGTTCAGCTTCGAGCCAAACGCACGGGGCAGCGTCTCCTCGTCCTCCTTGCTGCTCGCGACGACCGCGAGATTGTTGTACAGCGTGTCGATGAGTGTGATCCGCTCGGAGATCTCAGGGAACTGCTTGCAGAGTTCGTCGGCTGTGACCGATTCGGGGTGCCCGTACATCATGTGCTTGATGCAGATCTCCGAGGACTCGGGCATGGTCGTGAGGCGCGGGATGACCGACGCGACATCCATCATGCTCAGCGATGGGTTCTTGCTGAATGCGAGCGCCAGCGAGTCGGCGATCTCCGCGTCCTGGTGCGGCTTGCACCCATCGAAGACCCGCACAAGATCGCCGATCGTGCAGGGGCATTGTTCGAGCTGAGAAAAGTAACTCATGATCATGTCCCAGTCTTGTGTTTCTTCTTGAGCCGATGGATCCTGCTCGAGATCGCGGACTCCGACAACCCGGTCCGCCGTGCGACTTCGGCATTCGTGTGACCGGCGCCGAGCATCTTGAGGATCATGCTGTCCGTCTCGTCCACTGTGTATTCAATCGGATCGATGTGCGGGATCGATTCACTCTTGATATCCGCGAGCTCGTTCTCGATGCGGTTCTGCGAGCTGCGCTTGCGACCACGGTCGATCGCTTCTCGCTGGCTTTCGAGGTACAGCAGCCGCTTGGCTTCATCCCTGGACAATCCCATGCGAATCAGATCCCGTTTGAGTAATCGGAAGATCGAGGCAGACTGGATATCCACTGTATCAACATCACGCCGCAGGCTGCGTCCGATCGATGCACGGATCTTGCCCTTCCAAGTCTCCGAGCCGAGTACCGACGCGAACCAAGAGTCGTGTATTCCACTCGTCATCCTGTGATTATAGGGCATAACGCGCGTGATCTAAACAAACTACCCATCCTCACACGGTTATCCACAAAGTGACTTTTTTCAGATTCGTCGGTGACGAAACGGGGTCGGCGTGCGCTGTACCTGTGGGAGTGAGATTTATGGCGAAGTCCGATACAGCAAATCAGCATGAGGCAAAGCCCCATTTTCGGCGTTTTGCTGAGTTTGCTCTTGCGCTATTTCTGTCCTCTGGCAATACTGGATTTATTCACAAATCCAGTCGGAGCAAGGAGTTCCGACGCCAAAAGAGGACTGCCCAATGTTCACTCTCGCTACTCTTGTTCTCACATCCACCATGGGTCCAATCGGCTCGCCGGAGGTCCCGTGCGAGGCCCCACCGCAGGACGCATCGCAGGCTCAGATCGATTGCTACGACGACGCGTGCGCCGCCTATCAGAAGGCGATCAAGGCGTGCGATGGGAGCGAGCCGTGCATCACCGCCGCTCAAGCCGCGTACGCGTTCGACCTGATGCAGTGCCAGAGCGTCGAGACGACCGCTGATGCGCTCGTGTTCTGGTTCGACGGTGAGCAGTGGCACACCGCGTGGCCCGGCGACGAGTTCCCTGCTGCAGCACTGCAGATGAGTTTCAGTATCTGATCTGCCTGGCTTCGTGGAGACGCGAGAACGGGCGTTTATGTCCGTGCGCGATGATTCTGTCCAGACCGAGATACCGACGGTGATCGTCCTGATGGACGGCAAGACGCCGCAACGCCTTGTATCGAAAGGCGTTGTGAACATCGAGTTTTGCTGGACTGACGACAGCGGGCGAGATACGCTGGGTGTATCAGGGCACGGCATGGACGCCTCCACTCATGAGCCGATACCCATGCACACACAGACATCTCGTGTCGCTCCATGCGCCTTCACCTGGGATCAGGTGGTCGAGGCTTGGGAGTCCAATGCGCGGATGCTTCGCCGGAGCCCGGAGTACATCCCGAAGGTGGTCCGTCTGCTCGATCGGCTCCGCACGCATGCCGGCGTCGAGCTGATCCACGAGCTCGACGCGGACATGGTCCGGGCGTATCTGAGTGATCTCGCGGAGCAGGGCACACGCGGCAAGCCGATCAGCGCCAAGACCATGAACAACTACACCTGTGGGCTGCGCAACTTCTTCGAGTGGTGCAAGAAGAACGAACGCGTGCCCGCGAGCTGGGCGAACCCATGCAGGGATATCGATCACGCGAAAGTCCAGCAGAAGCAGGCTCGAGCACTCAAGCTCGACGAGGCGATCGCGATCTTCGAGGCCGCACGCGCCGACGAGCAATCAGCGAACCCGAGCACGAAGCACGCGGACGGATCCGTGGTGGTGCGTTCAGGTTTCTACTGGATCCTGCTGTGCACCGGCATCCGGATCTCGACGGCGGAGCATCTTCGCGTGAAGCACATCCTGCTCGACGACGATGTTCCCAAGGTGCAGATCCCAGCGTTCAACTCGGGGAAGAACTCACGCGAGCGCACGATCGTGATCAGCGAGCACGACAGAGAAATCTTGCGTTCTTACTTCGAGAATCACCCGAGAAACCTAGGACCTGACGATCTCGCGTTCACGCGCCCCCACCACCGTGTGCTGCTCCGCGACGCTGAAAAAGCAGGCGTTCCCGCGGTTGATCCGTTGGGTCGAAACCTCGGATTCCACTGCTTTCGTAGGCTGCACGCGACCCAACTCTTGCGCATGAAAACGGACCCAAAACTTGTCCAGCAGCGACTCGGGCACAGCACCGTGGTGACAACACTCAAGCACTACAACGATGTTCAGGAATCGGACCAGGTGGGCGTTGCAGAAGCGCTCGGCGCGTTGATCTCAAAAAAAAATATAACGAATCCTCTTGACTCAATTCAGAGGATGACCGATACTGTGAGTGATCGTCAGTCAGGCCAAGCGTCTGAAAACAAAACCATCACCAATCCATGCGGGATTGAACCTCCAGGGCCGACTGACGATCATCATCGACTCGGTTCTCCCGCATCTTTTGGTGACTTGCCGCGATCTGCAGGCAAGAGGATTGAAATCGGGGTGAGAGGATTCGAACCTCCGACCTTCTGA